CCACCGTGATCAGCCCGGCCTCGAAATCGATCGACTTGACGAAGTCCGGCTCCACGAACGGCACCAGTCGATCCCGGTCGCCGCGCACCACCAGCACGTCGTTGGCACCGGTGGAGAACAGGTGCGACACAGTGCCCAGCGCGGCGCCTACGACAGTGACGACCCCGAAGCCCTCGAGGTCCACCCAGTAGAACTCGCCCGGACGCGGCGGCGGCAGCGCCGACCGCGGCACGAAGATCTCGGTACCGCGCATGGCTTCGACCACGTTGCGGTCGTCCACGTCCGGGAATTCGGCCACCAGGTGCTTGCCCGATTCGCGCCCGCGCGCGCCGCTGAACGTGCGCTCGCGGCCCGAAGGCTCCCTCAGGATCCATGGCTGGTAGCGGAAGATCGCCTCGCGCGGCTCGGTCCAGGACTCGATCTTGATCTGGCCGCGTATGCCGAAGGCGCCAACTATCCTGCCGAGCAGGATCCGACGTTCGTTATCGCTCATGCGAGAACGGGCGGCAGGTGATGCCGCCCAGCAGGATCAGGCCGCAGCCTGCGCCTTGGACTTGCCCGCTTCCTTGTACAGGTTGCGTATATCATTGAAAAACAAACACTTATTCCGCATGAGAGTGTCGAAACTTGCACCATTTTACATAGCTCTGCGGGTCGCTGCGCTATAGTGCGCTACACCCCAGTCCTAGCCGCCGCCCCGCCTCCGCTTACTGACCGCAGCGCGGATCGAGGAAGTGACTGGAGCGGTGTGGTCTGAGTTCGACCTGCCCGGCGGGCTATGGACAATCCCAGCGAGCGCATGAAGGCGGGCGAGCAGCACATCGTGCCGCTGGTTGACGAAGTAGTGTCGATTCTGGCCACACTCCCCCGCCGTGCCGCCATTCGCCCTGTCCGAAAACGGCATGCTCAACCTGCTGCAAAAGCACATGTACCAGCGTTACCGGTGCACGGGTTCCGGTCATCCTTTAGCGATTAGACACATGGGACTGCGGACTTCCCCAACCATGTGATCAAGATGGCGCGCGCGCACAGGATCAAGAACCAGGCCGAGGCGGCTATCGACGCAGCGTACTGCTCAACAAGCAGCGCGTTGATGAGGGCATGTGCCGACTACCTCAGCGTCATGGGAGCCCCCTCGTTCTCGGCCGTCGTCTGGCCCCCGCTGACCGCTGTTTGCCCCAGTCTGCAAAAATGAGACGATGAAACGGCAGCATCCGCCGCCGCTTGTAAGAAGTTGATTTCAATGCCCTCGACCAGTCCCGCCACTTCCAACCACCCCCAGTCCATTGAGTTGTTCACCGGCGCCGGAGGATTGGGGCTGGCCACTCACTTGACCGGCTACCACCACAAAGGCTTGTTCGAGTGGAACCCGGACGCATGCGAAACCCTCCGTGCCAACGCACAAGAGGCGGCGGTCAAGGGGCTGTCCCGATGGCGTGGCAAGGTCAACCAAGGCGATGTTCAGGACTTCAGCTTCGACAAGTTCCAAGGAATTGACTTGGTCGCTGGCGGTCCGCCCTGCCAGCCTTTTTCTCTGGCTGGTAAACATCGCGGCATGGAAGACCAACGCGACATGATTCCGCAGTTCATTCGAGCTGTCCGCGAGGCCCAGCCACGCGCTTTCATCATGGAGAACGTTCGTGGGCTGGCTCGCAAGGCGTTCGCTCAATACTTGCATTACACCGTTTTGCAACTGACTTACCCAAGTCTTGTCCGAAAGAAGGGAGAGGGATGGGAGGGTCACCTAGCCCGACTTCAACAGCACCACACGTCCAGCCCTCGCAAGTCCGGGCTGTCCTATAACGTGGTTCTGGACGTATTGAATGCGGCGGACTACGGCGTCCCCCAATGTCGAGAGCGCCTGTTCATTGTTGGCTTTCGCAGTGACATCGATGCCCATTGGAGCTTTCCGAGCGCGACCCATTCACAGGAGCGGTTGATTCATGACCAGTGGGTGAGTGGCGACTATTGGCGACAGCTTGATTTGAGTAAGCCAACCGACGCACCGCGATCCATAGCCAACCGCTTCGCCTCGTTGCGCGAACAGCCATCACCGGAAACGCTGCCGTGGAAAACCATCCGCCAGGCGATCCAAGACCTCCCCGAGCCCTTCAGGAACCAAGACCACAAAGCCGGAATTTCCAACCATCGTTTCCAGCCCGGCGCCCGACCCTATCCCGGCCACACGGGTAGCCCAATCGACGGACCGTCCAAGACGTTGAAGGCCGGCGGGCATGGTGTTCCTGGTGGCGAGAACATGATCGACTTTGGCAACGGCAGCTATCGCTATCTCACCATTCGTGAAGCCGCACGGGTGCAGACCTTTCCCGATGCCTGGCACTTTCGAGGCGCATGGAGCGAAGCGATGCGGCAATTGGGGAATGCCGTCCCTGTGGAGCTCGCCAAGGTGGTGGCGGGTAGCGTTGCCGAAACCCTGAAAGCTGCAAGGCATTAGCCCATGGCCTGGAAGGACTACAACTTTCACTTTCTCAATACTGTGTCTCAACAGCTCGTAGAGGAACTGGAACAGTTGGCCATTACAGTGCTCAACACCTCTAGCTTGGCTGACTTGGATGCCTTTCAAGCCCAAATCAAGTCATCTCAAGGCGTCTACCTACTGCACTTGAACGGCAACCCGGTTTATCTCGGGAAGGCGGGCAACGTGCGAGAACGCCTCGCGCAGCACCTGGCCAAACTGACCGGGCGCGTGGAGGGTGGCCAGCCCTTGGATCTCAACAATATCGGGTTCAAGGCACTTCTACTGGATCAGAGCATGAGCACCGCAGCCAATGAAGATGTGCTCATTGCTTTTTTCCAGAAAGATCATAAAGGGCTTTGGAACAACAAGGGCTTTGGCCCGAAGGATCCAGGAAAGCAACGCGACACCACCAAACCCAGCTATTTCGACAAGACTTATCCAATCAATAAGGCTTTTCCCGTCGATGGCGTAGATGATCGGACGACGATCGGCGAGCTTTTCCGGGTGATGAAGCGAACCCTCCCTTTCGTCTTCCGCTATCAAAGTTTGCCCAGGGCCATCGCTGACAACCCGCTGGACTTGGCTGGAGTGAAACGGGAAGCCGGCGAATTGCTAAAGGCCGCAGTCGCTCTCTTCCCCCCCGGATGGCATGCCGCAATGGTCAGCTTTGGCATCGTCGTCTACAAGGGCAGCAAAGCCTATTGGCACACTGCTGAGGTTGTTGTCTCTCCCGGCTCACCGCCGCCACCACCGCCTCTCACCGAGGATGACGTGGACGAGCCAACAGGCGAGAACGACTCAGGCAACGAGGCGCAATAGCCCAACTTGAGTATTGATGGGCATGGTTGACACCGTCACTCAAGAAAGGCGAAGCGCCATCATGAGCCGCGTCCGCGGCAAGGATACGACGCCTGAAATGATTGTCCGGCGCCTGGTGTTTTCGCTGGGCTACCGCTATCGCCTTCACGGGCGAAAGCTCCCGGGAAAACCGGACTTGGTGTTCACCAGCCGCAAGAAAGTTATCTTCATCCATGGCTGTTTCTGGCACAGGCACGAGGGATGTGCCCTGGCGCGCATTCCAAAATCGCGAACGGATTTCTGGACTAACAAGCTCACTAGCAACAAGGAACGGGACATTAGGAACCGATGCGCCCTTCAAGAGCTTGGATGGGACGTCCTGACCTTATGGGAGTGCGAACTCGGCGATCATGATGACCTGCGTCGCCGGGTCATTGCTTTCCTAGAACGGAATACCGAGAAAACAGGCTAAGTCGGGTCTGACCTGTTGTCAGCACCATCCCAATAATCCTTCAGCATAGCCAGGCATCGAATGGCGTTATGGAGGTTACAGCAGCTGCGCCCTGGCTGTTGTCCCAGCTATTGATGATTAGCTCGCCCGCCGCTTAGTTGCGGCAGGCGCGTCTCGCAGTGTAGTGAATCTGCAGCGGGATCTAGATCATGCCTTCGAAGACGCGGCGGATCTCGGGGTGGCCTTGAGAAAGGGCACCCATCCTCTGCCCTGCTGCGCCGTTCGCACCATGTTGATCATCCGCTCCTATTGGGCGAAGAGGAAGTCAACGCCGTTGCCTTATGGTCTGCCAGAACTACACGCCCAATGCTTGGCTAACCTCGGCAAATCCGACCACCGACCATTGCCATCCATCCGGCGGCTCGTCGCGAGCTCGCAGCCGACCAGATGGGCCACATTGACGGCCATGATGGATGGCCAGTAGGAACCTGGTATCGAACACCTGCAGCTGTTCAGCCAGATCGCGATCGATGCTTTGTGAAATGCGTTCGCTCACAAAACTCTCCGCTTGAAGGCACAGTAACATCGCGTTGGCCGGCAGCAAGCACTTGCAAAGTGGTGCGCGTCTTGGCAGTTGCTTCCCATCTAACACGGCCGGCACCATTGGTGCCCGCCATGTTTAGCACCGTGATCTAGCAGATAACGCTTGTTCGGGCGCGCTGTTGTTCCTGCTGCTGTCCCTGAACGTCTTGCAATAGTGCATTGCTGCTCTGTTCCAACGGACGTTCCACTGCTATCGACTTGTCAGTATAGATCCGCGGCGAGGCAGGATCGTTGGGGTTGCCCTGTACTGCAAACAGGCTGGTTCCCTCCTTCCCCTGGATGACCACATCGATACGCTGCATGCCACTGCCCTTGGCTTCCGATACTAGTGAACCGGCAGCGTTCTCCAGTTGCTGGCGACTGGCAAATGCCTGTGGTCCCAGCTGCTCTAGTTTGGCCACTGCCTGGGTGTAGAGGGGATGATCAGGATGGGTATTCTCGGACAGCAGCGGCGATTTTTTCGCAGTGCCAGGTACATTTGATTTTTCTCCACTATTTGTTCCCTTGGGAACAATAGGCTCGCCTTTCACAGGCGCATCTTTTACTGGGGCAGCTAATGGTTTATCAGTTTCCACTTTGATCTTGACGCCCCCACTGTAGTCATAAAACGTTCTTGGAGGAGAAATATCTTTAAGAAGAGGTTGAATTACCTTATAACTCACACCAAGAGCTTTAAAATTGACCCCTATGTCCTTGGCAGGGTCAAAATCAAGTACACCTTTCACAAGGTCGGCTATTTCGTGGTCTTTATAACTCTTGCCGTCGAACTGTGGTCGTTCAAAATAAGACTGTTTGAGCACCTTGATGTTCTCCTCTGTCTGGGGCAATAAACCGCTATTTGGATCTACCGTCAGTCCTGGCAGAAGCTTTTTACCATCCTTTTCGAAAAAACTTAGACTACTATTTTTTGACATAACGGAAAATACCTCCTCCACGGAAGGCACCTTCTTCGCATTATTTGGATCTTCCTTTATCATCGATAAAACAATACTATTGTAGTAATCCAACTCCGCACGAGCCTCAGATGCACTGCGTATAGCAAGGCGATCTCCAATGGCCTTGGTATAATCGTGCGGCTGCGATTTGTCACGTTGCACGGCTATTAGTTTAATTTCATAATCATATCTTTCGTCTATATTTTTAGCTCTATTTTGTGAATGATCTAACTCATGCCCAATTGTTCCGATTATGTCCTTAAATGACGGCCTGTCAAATAATGGCCGGGAATCTGGAATATCTGGCCTCGCCGCTGTCAACGCCTTTACAGGATTAATCATCATTACTTTATTCTGCCGATCATAGGCTCCAGCAGATAGTCCATCGTCTTTCGTTATAGCAAGTTTCTCGATTCGTTTATCGCCAATTTCTTTGATGAACTCTGCTTCTAATTCAGGGGATGAAGTTATCGCACGAGCAGTCACGTTACGCACTAATCTAGCGATGTCTTTTATTGAGCTCTCACTCGTACTATAGAGGCGCCTTTCATCTTGTGGAGTGCGATCATCATTATATTGTTTTTTTAAACGTTCATTGAGTCGATCCACAATATCCGTGTTAGAGGCCATCTTGTCCTGAAAATCATTTAGCAACTTTATAAGATCTGTTCGGTCAGCCATGGTGATGTCCTTAAGTTAGTATTGAGATTATATTGACGCAGAAGCGCTATCGCGCGTGAGCAGGCGCGCGCTGTTGTTTCTGCTGATCCTGCGCCTGTCCTGCACATCCTGGTGTAGGGCACTGCTACTCTGTTCCAGCGAACGTTCCGCCGCCGCCTTATCGGCGTAGATCCGCTGGTGGGCAGGATCGTTGATGCCTTGTAGGGCAAATAGAACGGTTCCATCCTTACTTTGAATTACAACATCGATACGCTGCATGTCACTGACCTTAGCTTCAAATGCCAGTGAGCCAGCAGCGTTCTCCAGTTGCCGGCGATTGGCGAATGCATGTGGGCCCAGGTGCTCCAGCTTGTCCAACGCCTGGATGTAGAGAGGATGGTCCGGATGGGTCTTCTCGGACAGCAGCGGCAATCTTTTTGACACCTCCTCCCAGTCAAAGAGGTCACTTTTGGCACGCCGCGACGGCACCAGCCTGTTAAAATATTCAAGGAGTTGTTCAAGGCTCTGCTCATCGAGCTTTTGCGCATCGGCGCCGTTGGACTGCTCGCTCTTCCCCTGCTGCTTGTCCTGTGTGTGGTCCTGCAGCAGGTCGGGCACTTTGGGCAGTAGGCCGCTGGCATACAGCTTCATACCCTTGGCATGTTTACGTTCCAGATAGTTATCCAGCCAGCTGAGTTCTACGCCTTCGCCACTGCTGAACTCACTAATCTTGAGCTGCCCGTCGTCGAAGTCACGAACGACCACCTGGGCTCGCAAATAATTGGTTTCCATCGCTCAATGTCCCTGTAGTTGAGTGCGGCAGCATGCCGCCACGGTGGGCCGTCCGAACTAATTCCTTTAGTCCTGTGTCAAGAGCCGGCAAATACGCTTATATTCAGGACCTCATTAGTATTGCGTGATGGTTTCAACCCCAGGCCGACTCGCCAAAATTCCAGACAACCGGAGACGGCGTCAGGACGAGGCAGAGCGTCTGCTTTGCTACCCAAACCGCCTGTTTTGCCTACTGCGCGATGGCGGCAATCCCTGACGCAATGGTCCTATCTCGACAGCCGCAAAACCCACGCATCAAGAACGACTGCTCTAGCTCCGCGCCTTCTCGTGGTTGATCAACGTCCGTAGGTCTCGCTTCAGCGCGGTGTCGTTCGCGCACCCCATGACCACGGACACTCGGCGCCCGCCTCCCGGTTTATCCCAGACCAGCGTGAGGCAGTGGCCCGCATCGGGTGTGATGCCGTACTTCGAGGCGACATGCTCAGGGAATGCGTAGCCGGTGACGACGCGGGAATCCGTACTCACCATGCCCGTAGGATCGAACAGATTGACGCAGGAGAAGACGCGGGGTGATGCGTTGGCGGTCGTCACCGGGCGGCTGTAGGTGCCGGCCGCGCCCAGGAGGAAGGGATCGGCCGCCAGTACTTTGGTAAGCAGGGCCACATGCGCCACTGAGAGCCGGTTGTTCGGGCTGCTACCGCCAGGCTCATGGCATACCGCCGTGGTCGCCCCCAGGGATAGGGCGTGCGTGTTCATCTGTTCAATGAATCGCGTCGCCGGATCCGAGCTGCCCGAGCCACCGGCCGCCACCATCAGCGCGCCCACGTTCCGGGCCAGGCAATGCGATGCGTCATTGCGGGAGGCCATCAGCATGATGTGGAACAGATCGCGGTAGGTCACCCTGTCGCCCAGTTCCAGTCCACCCTGCGACGGGCCTGCCGGGTTATCGGCGCTGGTCACCGTCACGACGTCGTTGAGTTTTGCATTGGGCACCCACTGGCGGGCCAGCAGTGCGGTCAGGCACTTGATCATGGACGCCGGCACACGCGGGGTCGTGGGATCCTTCGAATAGAGAACGCTCATGCGGTTTCCGTGATCGCAGACGGTCCAGTAAGCGCCGGCGGACCCCTCTCGCCGATGAGGCCGAACCCGGTGGGCGGCGTGCCGCTGAAGGCCGGCCCGAAGTTCACGCTCATCTGATCGGTGGGTGAGGCCTGCACCGCGACCGCGGCATAATAGGGGCCGGACATGCTCGCGCCGAATGGGATTCCGCCCACACCCGTCGCTGGGTTGGCCGTGGCGCTGTTGTTCCAGAGGCCACTGGCGGTTCGGAACCACACCCGCTTCGCATCCGCATCGAAGGCGATGCCCGATATCTGAGTTTCCGCAACGGCTTGAATCGTGGTGATCACTCCGCCACTTTGAAACACCTCGCCGTTGTTGATCAGCAGGAGGCCATTCGCGTCGGCGCCGTAGAAGGTCTCCAAAGACGCATCCTGGTCACCAATGCCGACCCCCACGAAAGAGCTGCTGAACTCGTTCCACGTCACCTCGAAGTAGTACTTACCCGTCGTGACGCCCACGGTGGAGCGCGCCATGCGCCATGCGCTACCGCCGCCTGATCGGGTCGCTGTCAGGTTGGCATTACTGAGCGTGACGCCCGCACCCTTTGCCAGCGGATCGAGCATGGCCGGGGTGATGAACGGCGGCGCGAATATGACCACGTTGGTCGTGAACTGGCCATTGTCTCCAGCGCTGAAGCTCCAGGTCATAGTGCCGGACGTGGCGGCGGCGCTTCCCATCGATTGCGTAGCCACTACCAGGCGGTTATCAACCGCAGAGGCCGGACTGCGCAGCAGCCAAGGGCTGGTGACGCTTACGCTCGTCGCTGCCGGTGAACCATTAGCCAGGCCCGAGGACCCCACCGCCACGCCCACCCTTCCCGCGCCGAGGGAAGTAAGCACAGGCAGCGCCGTGTCTGCCGCCGTGCTGTTCGAGACCGCCGTCGTCGATGCGTTTTCGACAATCGGCACGCCGCTGTTCGCGTAGATCGCGAGCATCTGGCCCAGGTTGCGCCCACTGGAGGCTTGAGCGAAGGTCGTCGTACCGGTCAGGTCGCCGGCCTGCGCTACCTTCGTGTAGATCGATGAGTACTGGGTCGTCAGCGATGCGTTGTTTGTCGCACCGGCACTGGCCGAGACCAGGGTCCAGCCCGGCGGGGGATCCGAGGCAGGGAGAGACCGGCGCATGACGCAGGCCACCAGCAGGTCGCCAACGACCGCACCGGGAGGCGCTGAGAGCACCGTGGCTGTTCCACTGTCATTGATGACCATCGTACCCGCGGCACGGGTCTGGACGGCGTTCGCGGTGGACACGTAGTCGAGCTCTCTGCTCTGACGCTGCCAGCTGGCCAGGCCGCCGCGCTTGGCCTCGACCTCCACCCGCAGCCGCCCGCTCGCCTGAGGCGTGAAGCTCTGAGACGTGCCGGCAATGCCCGTATGGGTCTGGACCAGCGCCCCATTGAGGGACCAGTAGACGTTGTAGGTCGTGCCCGTTTCAGGGCCAATGGAAGCAGCCGTGCCATCGATCAGCTGGTTGGCCTGCAGAAGGCGATCGCGGTGTCGCCAGGTGACGGTCAGCGGTCCCGTCGCCTGAATTGGGTTGGCATCGCCGTTGATCATGAGGCCGGCGGGAGGATACGGACGCGCCGCCCGCTCATTCATCGTGAGCGAGATCGCCAGGGTGCCGCCCGGCGTGAGCGCTGAGGCGCCCGATCGACTGACCAGCTTGGCGCTTACCACTTCGCCTGCGCTGTACTCGCGCCCGTCCGAGGCGCCCCACTCGTCGTAGAAGAACAGCCTGGATCCGGCCGCGTGCGGCACAGGCACGGTATCGGCGCATCCGCGCCCCAGTACGATCGTGGCCGCCGCCGTGTTGATCGCGTCGACCCTGACAATCTCACTGTCCCAGGCCGCCGCCGTGCCTACCGATACGCGGGACAGCAGGCTTTGACTTGAGAGCGAGAAGGCGGTCTGGCTGTAGCCTGCCGCTTCAACCAGCGTAGCGGTCGGGCACCAGTCTCCCACCACGGACTCTGCGAACGCCTCGCCGGCGGCGGCGGTATAGAGCCGGTAGTTGGTCCCTGACGTGGGGCGAGCCGCCACGGCGACCAGGTAGCCGGCATCGGCAGGCAGAGCCGCCAGGTCGGCATTGGACAGCGTTCCGGCCAGCTCCACGTAGGGCGCTTCCAGCAGAAGCTTGAAGGGCGGCGGCACAGGCCCTGACGCCCCATTGTCAGTGGGTTGCTCGACCACATAGGTGGTCGAGGGCATGCCGAACACGTCCTGGATCGCGACCAGCGGAATTGCGCCGGACCGGAGCGTGCCGGTATCAATCTCCCCGACCAGGCACACCATGTCCGCAATGCCGCGTCTGGGCGCCCGCAGGCGGAAATAGGTGCCGATGCGCCAGGAATAGGGCGTACGGTTGCAGGTCAACCGGAACCGCTTCAGCGGCGTGGCCCGGCTGCGCAGCTCACGCGCACCGGCGCGAAGCGCCAGCGACTCGATCGGGATCTCCGGGTACTGGATGGTCTCGGAGATAACCCCGCCTGTGGCCCGGATCGCGCCCAAGGCATGGAGCGGTGCGGTGCTGCGGTCTTCCTTGGCCTCCGGGTCGAACCACTCCACCACCACCTGGTTGACCGCATCGTCGAGGATGCTGGGCTCCTCCTCGTACTCGAGGATGTCGTTGTCGGTGAGCACCGGCAGATCGGCCAGCACAGTGTCGCCACGGATCAGGTCCAGATACCACTCACCGTTCACCCGGCTGCGCGAGCACGAGGCACCGATCACCGCGCAGATGCGTGCACGGAACGCCTCCACCGACTCGGCGTCCGGATCGTATTTTGTACACAGGCCGAACCCTTCGGCGAAGAGCGTGTCGGCGGCCGCGGTGAAGCTCGCTGCATTGACCAGCGCCGCCGGCTCGCCCTGCATGTTCTGCGACACCAGGCTGTCGTAGATCATGTGCGCGGGGTTCATCCCCACCAGGCCGCCTAGGGCACTGGTGATGACCGCCGTGAGGGCGGAGGAATCGCTTCCGGCAACCACCACGGGCGCGCCGCTGTTGTCGACCAGGGCGGTGTAGGTGAGGTCTTGAAGGTCGATGTTGACGCCATAGACCTTGACGCCCTGGAGCGCTGCGACCAGCACCGCCGCGGCTTCGGCGATTTGCTGCGCCGTCTGACCCGAGGCGGCGTCGTCGGGCGCGCCGTCGGTCACAAAGAACCCGATTTTCTGTGCATTGGGGGCGCCAGCAAAGAAGGCGCCCATGTCCTGCACCCCGGCCGGGAAGTACGTGGAATAGCTGGCGCTAAGCGACTGCACCCAAACTTTAAGGGCAGTGATGCCCGCCACGGAGATGTTCCGCTGCAGATTGGTAGTGCGCGCATTAGGGAAGGAGCCCCACCCCACGACCATAATGTCCACGCGGGCGCCCGTGCCCGCCACACTCTCGGCCACCACGCTCAGCGCATCGACGATGGCGACCTTCATGTTCGCCAGCCGGGTCTGCCCATTGGGCGTGACCGTCTCCATGCTGCCGGAGAGATCCAAGGCGAAGTAGAGCGCCAGATTGTTGACTGGAACCAGACCGACGCGTGCCTTCTGGGGATACCAGCAGACCTCGTTGTCCCACCCCTTGAGGATCCGCCGCAGCTTGAAGCTGGCCGGCTTCGGATACGGGTTCATTGCGCCATAGCGCCCTCCCTTGAAGGTCAGGGTCGCCTTGCCACGAAACGCCGATTGGGGACCGCCCATGGTGTCCAGCAGGTAGGCATTAGGGCTCTGGGTCTGCTCGCCGAACATCACATCGCAGTGGCCCTGGATGCCGCCCTCGCTGTCGGTGCCGCCCCATAGGTCAGGGGCATTGACGTAGATCTCCCCGCTGCGCTCGAGCGCGCCCTCCCACGCGGCGCGATCGCCGCCACGAAACTGCAGGAAGGCATCGATTGGACCCTGGCACAACCCGAACTGGATGATGGGCCGGTACCAATAGCCGACCGTTTGCTTCTTGCTGCTACCCATCGCGTTGCGCCTCCCCGGTGCGCGCGTGCTCGACCAGGATCAGCGCCAGGCCATCACCGGTGTCGAGCAGCCGCTGGGCGTCGATGCCGTTTCGGACGAAGTCAGTCCAGTCCAGATCGTGCGAGGCAAACCAGGCGCGGGCGCCGCGGGCGCAAAAGCCGCCTTGCCTGCTCAGGCCTGGCACGCTGCGCAGGTGGGCAATGGTGACGATCACTTTTTGCCCTTCTTCTTGATCGGTTCGGGCGGGATCTGCGTGCTCCACGCCAGGATGATCGAGTCGTCGATCCAGACGGTGCCGTAGATGCGCACGATCGACTTGCCGTCCTGCACCTGCGGAATGCTGCCCTCCTGCGGTTTGGCACCCTCCACCTTCGGGCGCAGCGCGTAGGAGATCAGCGCGCTGATGACCAGGATGGCCAGCTGGATCCAGATATTGATGACCGCTTGCGCCGGCGGCGCATCGGACAGCAGCTGCTTGTGCGCACCCACCACCACCAGCAGCGTGATCACCACTGTGATCAGGTTGGCCAGCGCAAAAGCGGCCAGGCGCAGCTGATCGTGGTGCTTGTCCAGCACCCGATAGCGAGCCAGCCACCAGAGGCGATTCAGGCGCTTCACCACACCGGCATCCCGTCGAAGATCTTCTTGTTGGGCAGGTCCTTGGCGCCGCCGTAGTTTGGATCGTTGTTGAACTCGCTGCACGCGGCCGTGTTGTGCGCGCAGCCGCGGTAGGCGATGACCGCAAGCCCGGGTGCCAGGTCGGTGGCACCGTAGTTGACCAGGAGGGTGGTGCCCACGTGGGCCATGATTGTGCGGACCTCGCGCAGTCCGTTGGCGCGGGTCCACTCGACAAAGCCACCGGCAAGCTTGCCGCCAGGAACGGCACCAAACTCCGCAGCGGTGAGCGTGAGCCCGGTGGTGGCGGTGAGGGTGGCCGGTACCGCGTGCAGGGCCTTGTCGACGTTGCACAGGCCGGGCCCTTGGCTGTACAGCACCAGCGGGCAGCCGCGCTGCCACTTCAACTGCATGCCGCTGCGGCGGCCGGACTTGAACGAGGGGTCGCAGGTGAGCGTCAGCACGGTGTCGGTGAACTTGGGCGCGATCACGCGGCCGGTCCACTCCACGGCCGCCTCGGTGTCGCCGTAGTGCAGCGCCAGGCACTGCACGCTGATCAGATCGCCCGGCGGGTGTGGCCGCCAGTTCGCGGCGATCTCGAGGTCGACCGGCAGGGTGAGGGTGAGCGTGTTCTTGGCCTGCTCCACTGAATCACGGATGGATCCACGCGCAATCGCCGCCGGCGTAAAGACCTCACTGCCCAGCGTGATCGCACGGTCAGCGCTGGTGTAGCGCCAGGCCACGGTGCCCCGGGCGAAGCGAAACAGGTGCACCGGCGTGCCGCCCCAACGGCTGAGCTCGAACAGGCTAAAGGTCATTGGCCACCGCCCGAAAGCTCAGCTCGCTCAGCACCACCTCATGGTTCCAGTGGCGCAACAGGTTCACGTCCGTGTCCTGCCGGCACAGCGCCATGAAGGAGACACTGGCCACCGCGCTGGCGGCAAAGCCCGTGGCGATCGCAGTGTCCAGCGTGAGGCGATCGACGGTGGCGCTGTGCGCAGCGGCCGCGGTGATGCGCCGGTACAGCACGGTGCCGTTGGCCCGCTGGATGCGCACATCGCGCCGGTTGAGGGCCAGCCCCGTGGCCGACAGCAGGGGGCCCTCCACGTCCAGCGTGGTGGCCCCATCGGGCACATCATTCACCAGCTGCAGGTCCTGCGCCCAGGTGGGGACCCAGATCGTGCCCCAGCGGCCGCACAGCGCGAACAGCAGGCCGCGGAAGGCGGCCAGCGCTGCCGGGCCCATCAGGGCGTACTGCATCGCCTGACGGCCCAGAGGAATCCCCACCCGATCAAACACAGCCGGGATGCCGACCTCGTTGTCGAGGTGGGTCAGCTGACGCTCGGGCGCCCACTCAGGGTCCGTGGACCAGGTGGGCGGGATCTCCAGCACCGGCAGGGTGCGGTAGGTGGCGGGGCCAGCATTAGCCGGCCACTCCAGCGGCGCCTCGAGACGGAACTCCACCTGGTAGGGCGCCGCATCGCCGGTAAAACGCGACAGGCTGGGCACGGCCTGCAGGCGCGCCGTGCGCAGCGGCAGCACGCGCGACCCTGCCGGCCAGGCCCGCGCGGTGACGTTGGCCAGCGTCAGGCCGGCGCCGCCCACGGTGGCGATCTGGACGCGCTCGAACACCGCCGGGTCCTCCTGCATCAGCAGCGCATGGCCGCCGGCAACAAAGCGGCGGCCGGTGGTGTCGACGGCGATGGTGTCGGTGGCCGCCGGCAGCGCGGTGGACAGTGTGGCGGCGTCCATCACCAGCGGTGCGCCCCACCGCCCTGCCCCGTGAGCATAGAGCAGCGACTCGAGCCAGCGCCGGCGGCGTCCGGACTCCAGCCCGTTGAAGGTCAGCACGGTGCGCGGCGCGGTGCGCAGGCGCCGATGTTGCGAGGGGCCGGTCGCGGCCTGGAGCACGTCGGTCAGCCAGGTCAGCTGCTCAGTGAGCTCGCCG